AGGTAAGGACGTGGGTGGATGGTGGGTAGTCAACAAGGGTAACGGTGAGTTTAAGTACGTCTCAGCAGAGGGTGTGGATAAAGCATCTGTACTGTCAGACATCGAAGAACGTACAGACTACATCAACGAAGACAAACCCTTTGAGCGTTGCTTTGAGCCTATCGAAGAGACGTTCTATCGTAAGAAGACAGGCAACTTAAAGCTTGGTGTAGAGTGTGGCTTCTGCGCATTCAAACACAAGTGTTGGCCTGACCTTCAGACATTACCTTCGCCTAGCTCTAAGGCTAAGAACCCACCTATGATCGACTACATCTACATAAAGGAAGAAACAGATGCCTAACCTAACTATTAATGACGTTGAGTATAACACAGAAGACTTCAACGAGGAACAGATTGCTTTGTACAATAAAGTAATGCTTGCTCAGGATGAGATGCAGCGCTTAGACATTAGCTTTAGCGCATTGCAGGGGTTGTCTAACACTCTTGCAGCACAGATCGTAGAAGCAGGTAATGATGCCTCAGACGAACCGGAAGCATAACGCTAGAGCGTATCGCAGTGGCCTTGAAGTAGAGGCTGCTGCGTACCTCAAAGACAGGCAGAAGAAAGTAGCATACGAAGAGCTAAAGATCGAATGGGAAGATCTAAAGTATCGCACCTACACACCTGACTTTGAGTTAGACAACGGTATTATAATCGAAACCAAAGGGATCTTTTCCGCTGCAGATAGACGCAAACATATTGAGATACAGAGACAGCATCCAGGTTTGGATATTAGATTTGTATTCAGTAATGCTAGATCACGCCTTTACAAGGGAGCCAAGAGTAGGTATTGCGATTGGTGTGACCAGAAGGGTTTCCCATGGGCGCATCGTGTGATACCAGAAGAGTGGCTTAAAGAAAAGGGCAAGCGTATGAAAGAGCAACGTGTCAAAGTAAAGAGGAGAGAGTAATGGCCTACGAGATTAAAGCTGGTGATGTAGCCATTGTGCTATCACCTGTTGTTGAAGATGGTGAATGGACGGGTAGCATCAAGACAGGCATGGTGTTTGGCTCTGCTGGTTCTGAGGATGGCATGAGGGCTGCACTTGATGAGGCACTCACTATGTCTGCAGCACAGCAGTTCTTAGAGCTTTACCCTGATGCGTGGGAAGACTTCGCTGAACTACGTCAAGACATTCTACAGGCCATGTTTCCAGATCAGTATGCTGAAGCAGAGGAAGAGCTAGAAGCAGACAAAGCGGTTGAGGTAGAGGGTAACGTCTACACACTAGGCCGCTGGACTAAGACAGAGGGTAACGCATGAAGAAGTTTAGCGTTACCTTTGTTGCGAAGGTAGATAAGAATAATAACATACTATCATCCTACGAGGACAATCATGAGCAGGATATCTACGACTTGATAACCGATGTTATATATGATGTAGATGATGTGGAGATAGAGAACTTAAACGTGAAGGAGAGACAATGATTACGCAAGAAGACATAGATGCTTTTGCTGCTATGACGGATGTTAACACCCAAGATTATTCTTATTGGGTTGAGGGTAAGATCGTCACAGAAGGCGAGACACGCTTAGTGGAGAATACACTAGGCTTAGTAGGTGAAGCAGGTGAGGTAGCAGAGAAGATCAAGAAGATGCTGCGTGACTCTAACATGGTCTCACTAGATGAGATTGTGAAAGAGTTAGGTGACGTTGTGTTCTATGCTACAGCCCTAGCTAACTACTTTCACAGTGACCTCACAGAGGTACTACAAGTTAATATGGATAAACTAAATAGCCGTGCAAAGCGTGGCGTTATTAAAGGATCAGGTGACAACCGATGAGCAATCAATTACCAACAGACTACCAATCATTCATTCACAAGTCACGTTACGCTAAGTACTTTGACGGTGAAGGCCGTGAATCATGGAGCCGCACAGTAGGCCGCTACATGGACAATGTAGTACGCCGTGTGACTGGTGATAACTCTTACATTGATGAGATTGAGCAGGCCATCTTGGGCCAAGAGATCATGCCATCCATGCGAGCTATGATGACAGCAGGCCCAGCGCTTGATCGTGACAACACTGCAGGCTACAACTGTTCGTACCTACCCGTAGATGACCCTAAGTCCTTCGATGAGGCTATGTACATTCTCCTCTGTGGCACTGGTGTCGGGTTCAGTGTCGAGCGCCAGTTTGTCAGCAAGCTCCCAGAAGTGCCTGAGTTGTTCGAGAGTGAGTCTATCGTTGTCGTTAAGGACAGTAAGGAAGGCTGGGCTAAGGGGTTCCGTCAAGTTCTTGCACTCCTGTGGGCTGGTGAGATTCCTAAATGGGATGTCTCTCGTGTACGTCCTGCTGGTGCAAGACTAAAAACATTTGGCGGTAGAGCGTCAGGCCCAGCGCCTCTAGTAGAACTATTTAACTTTGCTGTGTCTACCTTCAAGGCGGCACAAGGACGCAAGCTTAGCTCTATGGAATGTCATGACCTGATGTGCTTCATTGGTCAGATCGTTGTCGTAGGTGGTGTGCGCCGCTCTGCTATGATCTCATTGTCTAACCTGAGTGATGACCGTATGCGTCACGCTAAGTCAGGACAGTGGTGGGAAACTGCAGGTCATCGTGCCCTGGCTAACAACTCTGTATCGTACACTGAGAAGCCAGACATGGAAACATTCATGCGTGAGTGGCTGTCACTGGTTGAGTCTAAGTCTGGTGAGCGTGGTATCTTCAATCGTGAAGCATCCAAGAAGCAAGCAGCTAAGTTTGGTCGGCGTGATCCTAACTATGAGTTTGGTACAAACCCTTGTTCTGAAATCATTTTACGTCCATATCAGTTTTGCAACCTAACGGAGTGCGTAGTACGTGCAACGGATAGCATTGAGGATCTTGAGCGTAAGGTTAAGCTTGCTACAATCTTGGGTACGATCCAGTCTACCATGATTAAGTTTCCCTACCTACGTAAGGTATGGCAGAACAATACTGCAGAAGAGCGGTTGCTTGGCGTGTCTATGACAGGCATCATGGACAACCCACTCATGACAAACTCTAACAAAGGATTGGATAAGACCCTTGAGCATTTACGTTCTATCGCTGTTGCTACTAACGCTGAGTGGGCTGAGTTGCTTGGCATCCCTGCTTCTGCTTCTATCAGCTGCGTTAAACCTTCCGGTACGGTATCACAGTTGGTTGACTCTGCTTCTGGTATTCATGCTCGTCACAGCCCCTATTACATTCGCACTGTGCGTGGTGACAATAAAGATCCTCTGACACAGTTCATGATTGATCAAGGTATTCCTAATGAGCCTTGCGTTATGAAGCCTGACTCTACTGTGGTGTTTAGCTTCCCCGTGAAGTCACCTGAGTTGGCAGTGACACGTAACGATATGACAGCCGTAGAGCAACTTGAGTTGTGGTTGACCTATCAGCGTCACTGGTGCGAACATAAACCATCCGTGACTATTTCAGTTCGTGACGGTGAGTGGATGGAAGTGGGTGCCTTCGTGTACAAACACTTTGATGAGATGTCAGGTGTATCATTCCTGCCACACTCAGATCATACTTACCAGCAAGCTCCTTATCAGGACTGCACCAAGGAAGAGTATCAAGAGATGCTTGCCAAGATGCCGGACAGTATCAATTGGGAAGACCTCAATGATTATGAGAATGAAGATAACACAGTGTCTATGCAGACTATGGCTTGCTCAGGTGACAGCTGTGAGATCGTTGACTTAGTGTAATCCGCGCTTTGCACTAAGTCAAAGATGTACCTAAGCATGTACTGAAACTGCTCATTCGTAGCTGCTATAACTTTGAATGGGACGACAAATAAGCCAGTGGTTGCCTTACTCTAACGAGTATCGACTTATGCCCACTACGACCACCTTAGCATGTGGTTAAACTGCTTAACTAACTCAGGAGATACTATGTACACCATCATCACCCGTGACCAATGCAATTTCTGTGACTCAGCCAAAACCCTGTTGAAAGGAGCAGGGCAAGGCTACACTGAGTACAACGTACAAAGCCCTAGCTCTAAATGGCTGTTGACATTGATTAAGCAAGCGGGTATTACTACTGTACCTCAAATATGGGACAACAAAGGTAATCACATAGGTGGTTACACAGAGCTAAAGGAACACTTGGAATGATTGAGTTTTTTGTATCGTTTTTTCTTGCAGTTGCAGCTATTGAAGTTGCTGTAGATGCAAGCGGTAAAGCATATGATTATGTAGAACCTAAAGTAACGGAGCTACTATCCGATGAAGTTACAGAAGAAGTACAAGAGTAATGTATATCCTTGTGCTAGTAGCATTCATGGTAGGGGAGGAGCCATCAGTACGTGCTTCCCCTACTGTGTATTTTTCTTATGATGCTTGCGTTGAAGCGGCAGCATTTGCAATGACAGAGGTGTACCGTTATTTACCTAGAGACATCAAAGACGATGTATCTCTTGTACATATCTGTACTGCCATACCAGAGGATGCATAATGCAATTAGATCTATTCAGATTAAACTATGATGGTGATGAGGTTGATGAGGACACACCCCATCACCACTGTCGCACATGCAGGGAGCTTCTTCCTGTAACAGAATATCAAGTAAGAGAGGATAGATCTAATTACCGTGCTAAAGACTGTAAAAAGTGTACCTCAAAAGAGGCTGCTGTAAAGAATATAATTCGTAAACATGCTCCGCCTAGACCTAGTAGGTGTGATTGTTGTAAAAAAGACATGGAGCATCACGAGTTTTACTTAGATCACTGCCATGATGAGAAGATCTTTAGAGGGTGGTTGTGTAATACGTGTAACTCAGGTATAGGAATACTAGGCGATACCCTAGAGAGTTTAGAAACTGCAATAAACTATTTAAAGGCACATCATGAACGTACAAGATTTCCCAAATAAGCCTACACGTACACGGCGCAAGACAAACTACAAGGGTGCGGCTACCAAGCCCACCTCTGGTATCCTGCCTAAGACAGAGAATCAAGGCAAGCTCATTGAAGCTATTGCTAACAGTAAGCAGGTGCTCATCCTTGGCCCTGCTGGTACTGGTAAGACCTACGTTACAGCCACCTGTGCAGCAGACTTGTACACACTCAAAGAGATTGACAAGATTGTTATCACACGTCCTCACGTAGCTGTAGGTAAAGACATTGGGTTCCTGCCCGGTACGCTTGAAGAGAAAGCACAGCCGTGGGCGCTACCTGTGCTAGACGTATTGATAAAACATCTAGGCCGTGGTGCTGTTGATACAGGTCTCAAGAATGGTAACATTGAAGTGGCTACTCTGGCGTTAATGCGTGGGCGTAGCTTTGATGATGCTTTCATTATTGTAGATGAAGCACAGAACATAGACATACCAGAGATCAAGATGCTGTTGACACGTGTGGGTGAAGGCAGTACTATTGTACTCAATGGTGACATCCAGCAGTCTGACTTAAAGGGTACGTCTGGTCTAGCTAAGATCATTCATCTCTCCAAGAAGCACATGCTAGATGTACCTGTTGTAGAGTTTGGCATTGATGACATTGTGCGTAGTGGTATCTGCGCTGAGTGGGTCAAGGTATTTATGAAGGAAGGTCTGTGAAGTTAGAACAAGAAGCGAAAGCACACGTAGAAGGTACACGTATCAAGTTCTATGATGAGTTAGCCCAACACGCTGAAGCGTTGGAGAACCACATCAAGAGTAGTCTCTGGCAGAGTGACGAGAGGAACAAAGCACTAGAGCATCTTATAGCTACGGTACTATGGGCAAGACACTGTGTTAAGAAACACGGAGTACAATAAAGAAAAGGGGAGCTTAGTGGCTCCCCTCTCTGTTTTTATAATGACGCAGCTTCATCGTATATGTCTTTTAAGTAATCTATGTATGATATATACAAGGTTAACTCCTGATAGTTCATATCTTGTGGACTAGCATCAATACCACGTCTCTCCTTGAGCAAACGCTTAGCCTCATTGCGTATCTCTTTGTTGGCTCTTTGCTCTGCTGTACGTACCAGTGACAGCATGGCGTTCTCTTTACCGCCACCACCAACTTTCATGTAATCACGGACTTGTGACTTAGCGTCTGACACTACACTTCTTAGCATCTGCCTACGCTGTGTGAGATTACCCTCTTTAAAAGCTTTAGTGCGTAGCAGCTGGTTTGTTCTCTTCTCTAACAGAGGAGCAATGATAGAGTTAAACGCCCTGTCATAACCTGGGATCTTGCTACGCTCAGATGCCTGCCAAGGAAACATCTCAGACATAGAGTATGCTTTCTCTGTACCAGTACGTGCAGGCTTGATAGTCAAACCAAAGACACGAGCAAAGGGGTTGGCATCATATAGCTGCCCCTCACGTGTAGCAACACGTAGCTCCTCACCTGTTACAGCATCCACCTTATCACTGAACACTTCAAACAGATTGTCTACATACTTAGTAGCAGACTGTGTAAAGACTTTGGAAGACCCATCTGCTTGACGTACATCCTTGGCTGCATCTGTACCCATAGCAAAGCCTACTACTTTGTTGACAGCATCTAGCGGTCTAGTAAAGCCGGATACAAAGTTACCACCGATCTTAGCTAAGCCCATAGCAGAAGCTTTACGTGCGCCTGCTTCTTGGTTTATTACGATGTCCAGCAGATTGTTAATGTCGTTACCAAACTGTGCATCACGTGCCAGCTGACCTACAGCTAACTGCGTACCCATCTCTTGTAGCAACTCTGGTGGCACTTCCTCATCACGAGCCACCATGTTTACTATACGACCTGCAGCAAGGAAGGCAGAGAACGGATAGGTGTTCTTAGCGTCTACGATAGTACCGCCACCTACATCAATCTCGTTATAGGCTAAGCCTTTCTTACGGCGCTCTTCATCATATGCAGCAGCCATACCCAAAGCAGATGTACCTATTGTCATACGAGCAACGGCTTCCATCTCTGAGAGATCTGCCTTCTGGCCTCGCTTTGCACGTTGAGCAAACTTAACAAACTGTTCAGGTGCAGCTAAGAAGTTCCACTGATATGCTGTAGCTAGGACGTTGTTGAAGAAACGCCCAAACGGTAGGATGGTACCTAAGCCAGGTATACTTGAGAAGGTCTCAACACCATTGGCTAGTTGCCGCAACAATTCAGGCTGGCTCTTAGCGGTGTAGTCCTTAGAGAACACAGACTTGAGTGTTGTATCTAAGGCAGACTGCATTACCTCATCATCAAGAAGGGTATCATCTGTACCGTTGATAACTTCTTTGAGGGTTTTACCGTGCTTAAAACGTACTGCCTTATCTAACTCACCCATAAACATCTGTGACTTAGTAAAGGTATCTTGAATACGCACACCTGTAATAGTGTTGGCTGCGTTTGTTACAGCTTCTATGTTTTTAAACGCTGTGTTTGCAGGGTCAATACCGTGACGTTTAGCTGTAGCATCTACACCACCTGCAAAGGTTTCAAACAATGCCTTCTCAATGTCAGGGTTTTGCTCTAACAGTTTTAGATACGCATCACGTGTTGTATAGGGATCTGCAAAGTTACGGATCTTCTGGCCTTGGATAGTAGTAAGCGCTCTCATACGGCGGAACGCTTCCTTAGATGCAGCCTTATTTGTAACAGATGTACCAATACCTTGAAGGCCATACATACCAGCATTGAATATGTCTGCAAGGGTTTGACCTGCAGCAAACTGACCGTAGCCTGCAATGTTAAGTGCTGTTGTAGCAGGGGATGAGACAAGCAAGCGCTTCCACACACCCTGTGTATACTTGAGGTACTCTTTTTTATCTGCAGGTGTAGTGTTCTCTTCTACATTTTTAAGGGTAGCTTCAAGTGCATCAGAGGATGCAACAATACCTGAGTCTATGGTACGGCGTAGTTGTGACATTACGTTCAGCTGTTTACCAGCATCACTGATACGAGCAGCAATGAGGTCACTGAGGTTAATACCTACTTCATCATAGTCACCTAAGTGTACACCCGTGTGTTTCTTTATAAGAGTGTTTGCTTTTGCTAGGTCATCCTGAGGCATGTAGCGGATCACGTTAGTAATGAAGTCTGTTGTCTTCAAGTTACGATCTACCTTGTAGCCCATATCCTTTACAACTTTACCAACACCACCTTTACCATCTTCACCTATGATAATGTTCTTTATCAGAGCAGCATCAATACCACCCTCATCTTTAAATGTGGCACCCTTAGCAACCTTATCAGCCCACGTCTCTACTGCATCCACTACTTCTTTAGACGCTCTCTTAGCATCCTCTGCTTTAAGGAAGGGTGTAGCCTCTTCAATAGATACGTTAGCTAAGCGCTCAAGAGGATCACCTGCATCAGCAAAACCTGAGGCACCACGGAACTTACCAAACCCTAGCTGTGCTGCACCAGCAACACCACCTAACAGAGAGGAGAAGCCAGTCTGTGCTGCGCTGTACGACTCCTGTGCGTTGACTTCTAGTCTAGCATTCTGGTTCATTACATCCTGCAGCATAGCAGCACTAGCATCCAGTGCAGTGGTTTGCTTCAAGGCTCGTTTACCTGCTAATTTAAACAGATCTTCTTGAGCAGTAAGCATAGACTGTTTAGCTAAAGCACGTGGCCCTTCAAGTGCCATCTTAGCTTCTACTTGAGCAGCGATCTTGTCTGCTTGTGTCTTAGTGTAACCCTTAGTTAGAGCACGATCAGCGGCCTCAATGCCAGCCTTCTTTGCAGCCTCTTGAGCAGCCTTTTTATTAGCACCGCTCTTCAGGGCTTCACGTCCAGCATTACGAACAGCAGCTTTGATTACTTGCTTACCACCTAAGGATGCACCACCAGCACCAACACGGGCAATACCACCTGTAAGTACACCTAAGTAGTTTGTAGGGTCAGTAGCTGCAGCAGTAACGTAGTCCCAGATACCACCTACAGCACCCATGACACCATCGTTGATAAAGACGTTACCTAACTGGTCATAGATTTGATAGGCTTTCTTAGCTTTAATCTTAGCGGCTTCATCTGCCTTGCTAACAAAGCGTACCTCACCTGCAGTAGACACAGTGTTAGCGTTGAAGTAACGCATGTGTTCTACAAAGTCATCTACAAGTTTATCATCTTCTACTTCATTGTAGTCTACACCTTTACGTGCAACCATGTAGTCACGGATAGGGTTTATGTAGTTGTTCTGCTTTAGGTCATCCTTCTTGAGTGTGACGTTGGGATCAATAACAAAGTCATCCTCAGGGTCTAGCTTGAGTGTAGGCAATTCTACGGGCTTGCTAGTCAAGGATGATTTGTAGGCTCTAATATAAGCGCTCTTATCCATTACTCTATTCCTCTACTGGCAAAGGTAGACCTGTTTCTGGATCATGTGTTTTGCCATACTTCTTATTCCATTCAGTATGCAGAGACACCTTCCTAGTGCGACCCTTTTTAATGGTAGGCTCTTCACGGTATTCGTCCAAGGCAGGACGCTTACCTACTATAATAGGAGCACCTGTAAGGGGGTCATACTTACCACCGTACTTTCTGTCCCACTCCTCAACCTCTTCATTTGGGGCGGGGTTAAGATCTAGGGGATCTACCGTGTCTTCAGGTCGAGGTGATACAGTTGCTGTGCCATCGGGGGTGGCAGTAGGCTCAGCTGCTACTGGTTCTGCCTTTGTTACTACGGGTTCTGCCTTTGTTACTACGGGTTCTGTAGATGCGCCACTACGCATAGCTTCTAGCTCTTCTTCTGTGAAGACACCGTACTCTACATACAACTTATCAAGATAGTCTTGACCCATTACAGCTACAATTCTCTGTGCTACACTAGGACTCTCTAACATACGAGGGTTTTCTCTTACGCTCTCAGCAATCAGAGGCTCAGCTGCACTACGTTGTATAGCAGCCTTAAACTCATCTCTCTTTGGATCACCGGGTAAACCTGCTTCTGTTATTGCAGCTTCATTAGCACTCACTATGTCTTTCATAGCCTTAGTGATAGTAGCATCAAACTTAGTATAGTCATCCAGATCAAAACGATCTAGTGTACCGTATGTAAGAGAAGCATCCTTAATAAGGTTCTGGTATTCAGCCTGCTCTGCTAGGTCATTGATGTCAGAGATAGACATACCCATACCGTACTGCTGTTTACCTAGCTGTTCGTCTACACGTTGCTTTGCACCATAACCAAAGAGTTGACCTACTAAGCCTACCTCTTCTTGCTCTTCTGCAGG